GTAGACGCGCTGGAACTTCTGCGCGAGCGCCATCGGATAAACGCCCATGTTGCCGCCGGCCTGTATCGCAGTCCTGAACTGCTTGCACAGATCCAGACTGGCGCCGAGATCCGGCACCTCGGCCAGCGCCGCTTGAATGCAGCACTGGTCAGCGTCAGGAACCACCCAGCCGTTATGCTGACGCATATTGCACCCTCGTCTGTTCCCACGGCCGCGGCTTGCCGTGGAACGCGATTAACCGATCCTCGGTTTGCACCCCGTTTGGCAGTATGTCGGCTTTAAAGCTCACAATGCCAGGCGTGATGTCCTGCCAGTATTTGACAAGCCGGCCACTTAGCGCCCACTCCAGATAGACCTGATCACCCCCTTCGCAGTAGCGGTCGCCCGCCTTGAATGCGTCATAGATGAACTTGTGCGGTTTTGACCACCACATCAGGCTGCTCTGCATTGCCCGCGGATCCGCTTTGCCGCGGTAGACATCGCGCATGATCACAAAGTCGTGCGGGCGCGCAGCTTCCAGCATCTCGGTGCAATCGCCCACCAGAACGGTGTCGAGATCCATGTAGAGCGCGCTCGGCAGCCGGAATAGCTCGATCTTCGACCACCAGCCCGGCCAGTCGTGGTCGAGCGTCAGAGTCGGGCAGTCCAAGTCTAAGTCAGTCAAGCAGATGAACTCCTCGCCCGGAAGAAAACGAGCGCACATGTCCTGCAACGCGTAAACGTGTTCCGGCTTGAAGTCACCGCCCGACTTTAGGACACAAGCGATCATTTCTTCTTGTCAGGCTTTGCGGTTTTTGCAGACTCGCGGAACGCGCCGGCAGTAGGCGCACCTGGTGAGCCCGGCTTGCGCATGCGCTCGCTTGACCCCGCTTTGATGCGCTCCTGCTTGGCAAGGATGTTTGCGTACAGACCGGGCTTGTTCATGCGCTGAAGATGCCCATAGCCATAACTTCAGAACCGGCGCCGGTTGTGATTTTCCAAGCGCCATCCTTCGAAGCTGCATTTATTTCCACGTTATAAACGCCAACCCCACCGCCAACCGCATTGGGCAAAATGGTGTGCGTCAGGATGCCTGTGCCGCTGCCATCAACAACTTGCACAAGGCTACTTGCAGCCGTGGCTACTGTAATGACAATACGATGCAGGTAGTCGCCCACCGCGCCTGTGCCGCCAAGAACCTGCGCCGACTGCGATGCCGCTACGTGCTCGTATTGATACCGATACGGATTGCTTACGCCACTCATAATCTCTTGCTCCTTGATTTTGCGGTTGCCCACATGTCGTTAAGTGTTACGGTGTTCTCCGGTCCGACCATCAGCGGCTTGACCACATCCGGCGCCCTGACGGTCGGCTCTGCGCGCCACGCGATGGCCAACATCCGCATAGCGTCGGCCGGATGCGAGCACCAGTCATGGCGCGGCGCCTCCCGGAATGCCTTTTTATCCTCGTCGTATTCTTTTTGGTATTGGCGCAGCGCCTCAATGCCTTCGTCGCACCGTTCAGCGTCAAACCATGTCTGCCGCAGCATTACGCGCACCGCCTGGATGCCGTCCTGCACGCTCAAACTTGGCACAATCGCCATGTTGTTGATGCCCAAGTGGTCAGCCAGCTGCTCAATGGTAGACCTACTTGAAGCTAGCGTTCTAGCTTTGGCATCGTGCGGCAGGTAGTGTTTGCCGTATTTGTAAGGCTTGCCTGTGATCACAGCGGCCAAATCTGAAATTTCGGCGCCGGACACCGCAAAATAGTCAATTACGTGGATTTCGTTTCTGATGACCTGATACCACCAAACCGCGGTGTCGTCCCGCTTGCCGAGATCCCAGGCGGTATGCACCGGCACCTCTGGCTGGTAGTCGACCCGGCAGATCCTGCCTGCTTCTGTGGCCTCGCGCATCTCTGTGCCAAAGAACGCCCCTAAGATACTCGCTTCGAATGAAATCTCGTATTCCTGATCGTACTGGTCTTTTGAAAGCTGCGCCCTTGCCGCCGCAAGCTCTCCATCCGGCAGCAACCCTGACTTGCTGGCCGGCAGCTGCAACAGAAACCAATCATCCCGCAACCTAGCTGCGGTTTGCTTTATGTCCCAAAACTGGTTTTTTCCTTTAGGTGTGCCAGCAAACACGCACCAGCCCTGCGTACTGCTCAAAGTTGGTCTTAAAACAGACCCGAACACCGAAGGACGAAAATCTCCGAATTCGTCTAAAAACAGTCCGTCAAAGCCTAAACCCCTGATCGCATCAGCGTTGTCGGCGCCAAACAGCCTGACCTTGCTGCCGTTGATCATTTCAACCGTCAACTCGGCCTCGTTGGTGCTTGCGGCACAACCTGCGCTGAAATGCTTGAGATAGTCCCAAGCCACAGACTTAGCCTGGGACCGGAATGGCGCGATATAGGCAAACTGAGGCATCGGGCTCCTGCTGGTGACCGCCGCCCGGATAAGGTCGTTGATCGCCGCCACGGTCTTGCCAGCCCGCCTGTGAGCCACCAGGCACGACCACCGCTTGCTGCGCTGGTGGAACGGCAGGAAGGCCGGACGAGGCTTGTAGGGTATGACGTGAAGCGTCACTCAAGCCACCGGAATGTATGCTCCTGCGGCCCGCCATCTGGCCCCGTTTGCTCCGACCGCGCCAGCTTTGGAATGTGATATTCGATGGCTTTCAAATACAGGTCGGCGGCCTTGCCGGGATCCTCAAGAGCCACTTGACCAAGCCACCGGGCAAAGTTGCCCGCGTTGTCCTGAGCAATCAACGCAATAGCATTGCGCACATCGACCGTCGTCTTGTTACCGACCCCGGCCTTGCGCCCGCCAGTCTTTGGTATTCCTTTAGGTCTTGCCATTTCTGTTTTAATCTTAAGTGGATACTCACTTACATTTGTAAGTGGTTGCTTACTTACGCTCCATCTGCTGCATTGCAACAGCCAATCGCTTACCCTTATCAGCCTGGTTAAAGTCTCGCGCCACGCTGACCGGCACGCCAACCCGCTTGGCAAACTTCGGATCGTGCGCGGCTGCTGCCATCAGGCGAGCTTGTGCTGGTGAGCTGGAAGGCATTTAAACCTTTCGCAAGACAACCGCGGCCTAGGGGAGAGCGCCCGCATCGCTCAGACCGCGGTCAAGCGGGATTGCGCACTCGGAGGAGATATACGCCCCACAAGATTAGTGCTTATAAGTCAAGGTGTCAATGCATTGCAATCATTGGTATATTTTCTACCATTTTGCAATATATTGTTCAGGACAGGTCGACTACGCGCTGCACGTATTTACCTTTTGCATTCTTGCGCCAGCCATGCACCTCGACCCGAATCCCGGCCTCGCGCACCCTGCCGAGCGTTTCTGACGCAGTAACCTTTGCAACCCTGTTTGCAACGCCCTCACTGGTGACCTGGACCGCGAGCACCTCGCCGCGCTTAATCGCCAACAGGTCAGCCCATCCCCACAGATCCTTGCGCGTCCGGGTAAAGCTGTTCCATTTTTCCACGACCTCGACCAGGTAACCGAGATCGCGGAGAGCTTTAAGACTGCGCTGCGTCGGTGTCATTTATCAGCCCCTGAGTTTGTTTCAGTAAACTTTTTTCCGTTCCGTAACGCTTCTCAAACTCCCTGACCCACGGATGCCGACTGCAAAACTCTACAGTTTTGACCCCGCTAGCGTGATGGCTGTAGCAGAGCCCAATTGTTTGCAAATGTCCCATTCTCTGCCCGCCGGATAGCAAATGGTGAACGCAACACGGCACAAAGCCATACCCCTCATTCTTGCAAACGATGCAACCCAGCTCAGCCACGGCAGCCATCCAACCCTTTTCAGCTTTGGTCATACCGATCCGGCGCCGGGACTTTGATACCGGCATGGTGCGAAGCAGCATTCAGCCAATCCAGCCATTCCGAAAACCGTTTTTTACCGTAACGGCTTGTCCGTCGACCCAGCATCACGATCCCGCCCTCGAGCCCCGGCGCCAGCCGCGGAGAGGTGTCCCCTTCAAAAGCCGCGGTTAGGATATCCTTCCATTCTTCGCTAGAAAGCGATTGCAGCGTTCCGTTGACCGGCCACTGGCGTTGCTCTGCCCACGCTTCTAAAATCGGCCATTGAGCCGCATTTGCAGCCGTAGAGCGTCTTTCTTCGCAGACCGGGCAAATCATTTTTTAATTTCTTTTGTAAAAAGCATTAAATCTCCTAATGCTGTTGCTGCTACTCCCTCTTTTTGTAATTGCGCTCTGGCCTTCATTTCGACAGCAAGATTGCTTGTAATTTGATTTGCACACCCTATTACTCCGCGCAAAGCATCCCCGGACAAATTTCCATCTTTAGCTAACATTAAACATGTTGCGAGTTCTTTTCTTAGATCTCCAGATGTTTTCATCTTGCACCTCTTTTAATATTGATAAAAGTTTAATCATTATTTCAACATCTGATTTACCGCTTTGGGTAATTTTGTATATTTGTTTGTAATGATCTTCAAAAGTAAATGCAGGTGGAAAACCGCGTAAAATTCCAACGTATTCAATGCCACCACACATAACAGCTTCATATGCGCGCGCATTGGTTACCCAATTTCTTACAATTCTTTCGCATTCTTTACCGCT